GACCTCCACCGAGCCGCGCGAGGCCGGCCGTGGCGCCGTCATCACCGGTCTCACCCTCTACGGCCCACCCGGCGTCGATGTGCTCCCGAGCGACCGGTTAGAGGTGCGTGGCCGCATGTGGGAGGTAGAGGGCGAACCACAGGTGTGGATCTCACCGCTCACAGGCTGGGCGGCGGGCGTCGTTGTTGATGTCCGGCGGGCGGAGGGGTAGAGGTGGCCCGGAGTCGGATTGTGCTCAACCGCAAGAACATCCGGAAACTGCTTAGGTCGCAGGCGGTGCTGCGCGATATGCTGCGGCGAGCCGAGGCGATCGCGCAGCGCGCGGGCGACGGGATGGTGGCAACAGCGATGGTCGGCACCGGCCGAGCACGCGCAAGCGTCATCACCGCTACGGCCAAAGCTCGCGAGGCTGAGGCGAAACATCGCGCGCTGACTCGGGCGATCGACGCCGGGAGAAAATGACCGTGTCTGACGCGGTGTTGTTCGGCGACGCCGAGATGCTGTTGGCAAATTGGCTGCGTGGCGAGATTGACGCGCCGGTCAGTAACAGGGTGCCCAACCCTCGGCCGCCCCGGTTCGTGACGGTCCGCCGCCACGGCGGGCCGCGCGCGAATGCTGTTACTGATGCGCCGCAAATCGGCGTAGAGGTGTGGGGCGAGAGCGACGCCGACGCCCATGATCTGGCGCAGGTGGCACGCTCCGCGCTCTTATATCGGCTGCGTGGCCAGGTCATTGACGGGCACACCGTTTATCGTGTTACCGAGATCGGCGGGCCTGGCAACCTGCCGGATCCAGTGTCAAATCAGCCGCGCTACGTGTTTGAGTTGCAGGTTTTTATACGCGGCAAGGCCGTTTAGCAAGTCTCCGCCGATCCGCGCCGGCGGCTACCACCAATCGTTTTTTGGAGGGGCACCTATGGCGCTCAATGCTGACAATGTTCGGGTCGCGGTTACCGGCGCTGTGTCCGTCGGCGACACGTCGGCTACCGCGCCGACTGACGCTGTTTCGCCACTCACTGACTTTAACGACCTCGGCTATGTGCACGAAGACGGCGTAACCGAGACGCGGGACCGTTCAATCGAGCAACTGCGAGCCTGGCAGAATGCGGCGGTCGTCCGATCGGTCGTCACCGAGGCGAGTATCACCTACACGTTTCGGCTGATCGAAACGAAAAAGGAAACCGTCGAGCTTTACTACGCCACAAAGGTTCAACCTGACGGGTCGGTAATGATCATCCCGTCGGAAACCGGCGGCCGCCAATCGTATGTCCTTGACGTGATCGACGGGGACGATTTTATTCGGGCGTACATTCCCGAAGGTGAGGTGACCGAGGTCGGCGAGCAGGTGTACGCCGGTGGGGAGCCCATTGGATACGAGGTGACCATTACCGCCTACCCATCGACTAAGATCTTGACCCCGGAAGGGCGGCCGGCCTCTGTGAAAAAGTGGTATTCGTCGTTGGCTGAGGTTTGATAGGCGCGCGGGGGCAGGGTGCGCGGACCTCGCCCCCGCGTCCAACACATTCCGCGCAATTTTGATGCCGCATTAGGGGAGATCATGACCGTTAAGAACACGCAGGGCCGTAAGACACCGACTGAGGACGACGTATTCACCTTCGAATGGAATGGAAAGACGTATACGCTCCCGAAGTTCGGGAATTGGCCGATGGGCCTGTTTCGCCGGGTGCGCAAACTCGATGACGTCGACGCGACGTTCACTATTCTCGAAGCGGTCGCGTCGCCGGAAGTGCTAGCCGTAATCGATGAAATGACCCCGGATGAGTTTGGAAAGGTAATGTCTGATTGGCAGGCGCACGCCGGAGTGACTCTGGGGGAATCCGGCAGCTCCTCGATCTGATCGAGGAGCACCGTGAGGCGTTTGATTACGATTGGCGGACTCGCTTTGGCCTGTCGGCTGATGTGATCGGCACGGATGAGATGAGCTGGCGGGAGGCGTGGTCACTTACTCGCACACTGATTTCCGACGGCACATCTCAGCTCGGCGCGGCCGTTGCGGGGTGGAGGAGGCCATGGTCTCCTGAGGCATGGATCCTCGCCGACATTTTCGATTTGCTCGTTGCCGTTAACACGGGGCGCGGGCGGCGGCCGAAGCCGTATCCGCGGCCTAACGCGCCGCAGCCATCGCGCATCGGCCGTACAAATCTGCCACAGCACGTCGTCCGGGCGGCATTGCGCGCCCGTGGCCACAGCATTTAAGAGAGGGGGCGATCATGGCCGTCGAGTTGGCGACCGCTTACGTATCGATCGTCCCGTCTGCGCGAGGCATCCAAGGGCAACTCGCGCGAGTGCTAAATATTGATGCCCCGGCCGAATCCGCTGGCCGATCGGCAGGTAACCGGATTGTCTCAGCGCTCGGATCGACGCTTAAGAGCGGCGTGGCGGCGGTCGGCGCTGCCGCCGGCGGCGTTTTATCGATGTCGCTATTTAAAGGCTGGCAGAGATTAACCCAAATTGAGGACGCCACCGCCAAATTGAGGGGCCTCGGGCATAGCGCTGAAACCGTTCAGCTCATCATGGATAATGCCCTTAATTCGGTCCGGGGAACCGCATATGGGCTGGGCGATGCCGTAACGATTGCGGCTAGCGCTGTGGCGGCCGGAATTAAGCCGGGCCGCGATTTGGAGCGCACCCTTAAGCTGATTGCCGATACCGCATCAATTGCGGGCACCGACCTTAGAGACGTCGGCCGAATTTTTAACCAGGTCGCGGCAATTGGCAAGGCCTACATGGGCGACATGCATCAGCTCGCCGACCGTGGCGTGCCCATTCTCCAAATGGTCGCTAAAGAGATGGGTGTCACGGCCGAGCAGGCTGCTGACATGGTGTCCAAGGGGCAAGTCAGCTTCAACATTTTCCGGAATGCGATCGAGTCGCATATTGCGGGCGCAGCCCTGAAATCCGCTGAGACAACCCGCGGCGCGTTTATGAATCTCCAAGCGGCAATGAGTCGCTTTGGCGCGGCATTGCTTGAAGGAGTTTTCCCGATTGCACAGCGGGTATTCGTCAGGCTCACGGAGTTTTTCGACATCGCGACAGAAAAGGCCAAGCCATTCGCCGAGCAATTCGGCAATTGGATCAACACAATCGTTGTCCCGGCGGCCGAACGCTTGTTTGAAAAGGTGAAACAGCTCGGCGACGAAATCCGCGCATTTTTCGATTCGGCGCAGGGCAAGCAGCTAAAAACGGAGACTCTGGAAAAGCTCCGTTCGATCATGGAGAATTTGTCGACAGCCGCTCGTGACGCTGGCCCCGCGATTGTCAGCATCGCGAGCGCGCTATCGGCCGCCGCCGGGGCCGTCGGCGTCACCACATGGCAGGTTCTGTTAGACGTCGTTAATGCGCTCGCCGTCATCGCTAAGGTCACGTTGGTGCCGGCGTTGCAAGCTCTCGCCGGATGGATGGAGAATAACCGCGGGGTCGTAACCGCTCTCGTTGCCGCGTACGCGATGTGGCGCATCGGGGCGATGGCCGTCGGCGTCGCGCTCCGAGCTAAGGCGGCATGGTTGGCGATTACGGCGGCGCGTACGCGGGCAGTGGCCACGGCGACGAAGGTCGCAACGGCGGCGCAGGTCGCGTGGCGCGCAGTCGTCAGCGCCGCGCAGTACGCGCAGATCGCCGCCTACTTGGCCCTGTGCCGTGCGCGGACGATCGCGCTCGCGGCTGCGACCCGTACGGCCGCGATCGCGCAGGCCGCGCTTAATGGTGCGATTGCGGGCGCCCGGTGGGCGGCCGCGGCCGCGCAGCTACTCGCCTACCGGGCCGCGACCGTCGCGGTATCTGCCGCGACGCGTGTATGGGCCGGCGTCCAGTGGCTGCTTAATGCTGCGATGACCGCAAATCCGATTGGCGTGGTGGTCGTTGCCATTGCCGCGCTCGTTGCCGGAATTGTGCTCGCGTATAAACGTAGCGAGACGTTCCGGGAAATTGTCAACGCCGCATTTCAGGCGATTGGCGCGGCCGCGAGATGGCTTTGGGAAAACGCGATTCGGCCGGCGTGGGATGGTATCCGTA